GCAGGCTTCTCCGGGTCGATCGACGGCAAGCGCCCCGACGCCTGGGCGCAGTACGGCTACCCGACCGCCGTCACCTTCTCGCAGCTGCTGACCGCTTACGAGCGCACCGGCCCGGGCCAGGGCGCCGTGCATCGCATCCTGGACAAGTGCTGGCAGTGCCCGCCGCGGATCAAGCAGCCGGCCTCGGACGAGGAGACGGCGTGGGAGCAGAAGGTCGCCAAGCTGCTGCGCGGCGTCAACGCGTGGCAGAAGCTGCGCGACTGGGACCGCCGCAACCTGGTCGGCCGGTACTCGGCGCTGATCTACCGCGTCGCCGACGGCAAGCCGCTGGATCAGCCGCTCGAACGCGCATCCCGCCTTGTCGACCTGGTGCCGCTCTACGAGGACCAGATCAGGGTCACGGCATGGCACTCGGACCAGACCGACCCGGACCGGTTCGGGACGCCGGCGATGTGGCAGTACCGCGCCCGCCGACCCGTCGGCGAGGACACGCAGGGCAAGCCCGACCAGTGGGCCGACGTGCATCCGAGCCGCGTGCAGGTCCTGGCCGAGGGCAGCGTCGGCGACTTCTTCGACGGCGTGCCGCTGCTGAAAGCCGGGTTCAACCACCTGATCGACCTCGAGAAGATCAGCGGCGGCAGCGGCGAGAGCTTCCTCAAGAACAGCGCGCGCGCCCTGACGATCAACTTCGACGCGGCCGCATCGCCACAGGTCATCACGACCAACCCTGACGGGACGGCGAGCGGCAAGACAGTGCGCGAGGTGCTGACCGAGCAGGTCGACAACCTGAACCGGAACATCGACAGCGCGCTCGTGACCCAGGGCGCCACCGCCGGCACCCTGCAGACGCAGATCGCCGACCCGACCAAGGCGTTCGAGGTGGCCGCGAACCTGTTCGCCGCGTCGGTGCGGATCCCGTTCACGCTGCTGTTCGGGCAGCAGACCGGGCGCCTGGCCAGCGACGAGGACCAGGCCGACATGGTGGCGCGCTGCGAGTCGCGGCAGGAGGTCGAACTCACGCCGGCGCTCGAGCAGTTCGTGCGGCGCATGCAGGCCGCGGGCCTGATCGACGCGGGTGAGTTCGAGATCGAGTGGCCGCCGCTGGATGCGCCGAGCGACGACGCGAAGTACACCCAGCTCGGCAAGCTGACCGCGGCGATGAAGCAGGCGTTCGACGCCGGCCTCGCGCAGCCGCTGTTCGACGCCAACGAGCTGCGCGGCGTGGCCGGGTTCGAGGAGCGCGCGGACGATGGCATGCCGGATCCGATGGACGATCCGGCGCCTGATCCGAACGACCCGGGCAACGACCCGCAGGCCTGACCGTGCCGCAGCCGGTCAAGAACCCGGTCATCCCCGGCAACCCGAAGGACCGCACCGGCACCGCCGGGATCCTGCGCCGCTACGCCGCCCAGATCCGCCGCCGGTTCGAAGGCCTCGCGCGCGACGTGCTGGCCATCTTCGAGCGGATCCCGGTGTACCAGGTCAACGACCTGCGCGGCCCGGAGGTGCGCTACGGCCTGACGCCCGAGCAGCTCGCCGGCATCGCCGAGGAACTGCAGGCGGCCGTCGCGCGCTGGATAGCCGCGGGCCGGGACCTGTCGCACGTCATGTGGTGGGAGCCGTACACCGAGGAAGCGATGCACCTCGGGACAGCGCAGAGCGCCTCCAACCTGGCCGGGCTGTCGGCCAGCTACGCCGCGGCGCGCGGCCTCGAGGCGATCGTCTACAGCGAGCCGTACCGCACCCGGGTGGCGATGGCCAAGTTCAAGTCATACGAGCACTGGACGGGCCTGGCCGCCGAGCAGCGCCAGGCGCTGGCGCAGCTGATCGGGCAGGCCGTGGCCGACGGCAAGTCCCCGCGCGCCGTGCGAACGCTGATCGCCGAGCAGATGGGTGTCGGCAAGGCGAAGGCGCTGCAATACGCCCAGACCGACATCACCGACACCCTGCGGCAAGCGCGCTGGGCCGAGTCCGAAGCCGCGGAGGCCGAGCTCGGGATTCGCACCGGCCTCCTGTGGACCTCGGCGTTCAAGCCGACGACCCGCCCCTGGCACGCCAGCCGCAGCGGGCGGGTCTACACGCCGGCCGAGTGCCGCGCGTTCTACGCCGAGCGTGGCAACCGGTACAACTGCTACTGCGGGCAGACCGAGTGCCTGCTCGATGCGAACGGGAAGCCGATCCTCACGAAGACGCTGCAGTCGGCGATGGCCAACGAGCGCAAGGCCTGGCAGTCGGTGCACGCCAAGGGCTGATTCACGCCTCCCTAGCATGCCGCAGCAAGTCCTCCAAGGGTTGCTGCCCATGAAATCCAAGCGCGTCCACATCCTCTCGACGGTCAACGCCGCGAACGTCAGCAAGTCCGGCGGCACGTACACGATCCGCGACGTCTGCGGGGCGGTCGACGAGATCGTGATGAACGGCATGCTCTACCCGGGCGAGCAGCTCGCGCCGGCGGTGGCCAGCCTGGAAGGCAAGCCCGCGCCGGCAGGCCACCCGAAGAACGCCGCCGGGCAGTTCATCAGCGCCCTGAACGGCGAGGCACTGGCCAGCGCCTGGATCGGCAGCTACGCGAAGAACGCGCGCCACGAGGGCGGCCGCTCGCTGGTCGACATCGTGGTCAACGAGGCCCAGGCCAAGGCCCACCCGGACGGGCTGAAGCTGGTCGAGCGCCTGGACGCGGCGATCAGCGGCACGAACTCCGAGCCGATCCACGTCAGCACCGGCCTGGTGACGGAGCCGATCACCGCGAACGGCGAGAGCCGCGGCAAGAAGTACCAGCGCATCGCCACGAACATCAAGTACGACCACCTCGCCATCCTGCTCAACGAGAAGGGCGCCGGCACCCCGGACGATGGCGTCGGCATGTTCCTGAACAGCGCCGGCCAGCCCGAGGAGGTCGAGGCCGGGACCGTGAGCCTGGAGCCCGAGGACCGCCGCAGCGCGGGGCTGATGGCGTGGATCAAGCGCCTGGTCGGCAACGGCTCAAGCGTGGAGCTCTCCTTCGAGTCGATCCAGTCGGGCCTGTACGCGCTGATGCCCGATGGATCCTGGCTGCGCGACGTCTTCGACCGGTACGCGGTGTTCACCGACCGCGACGGGAAGCTCTGGCGCCAGGACTACACGGTGTCCTCGGGGGGCTCCGTAGCATTTGTCGGGACCGCAGTCGAAGTGCGACGCGAAGTCAAGTACGAACAGATCACCAACCGAGAGGAAGAAGACAGCATGAAGACCCAGATCGTCGCCGCCCTGAACGCGGCCGGCATCAAGACGGACGGCCTGGACGATGCCCAGCTGCTGTCCTCGTACAACTCGCTGGTCGCGAAGCCGCACACCGACGCGCTGACCGAGGCCAACTCCAAGATCGCCGGCTTCGAGGCGAACGCCCGGGCCGCCGAGGAAGCCGAGCTGACCACGCTCGCGACCGAGTTGGCTGTGAACTCGGCGCTCAAGGTCGACGACCTGAAGAAGCTCGGCCTGCCGCGGCTGAAGGAGCTGAAGGGCAACGCCTCGGCCGCGCCGATCCTGCCCGCCGGTGGCGGCACCAAGGCCGCGGACGAGTTCGCCGGCTACTCCATCAACAGCCTGATCGACGCGAAGTAACGCGCGCACACCCGGAGAACCGACATGGCAAACCGCATCTACACCGGCCCGGCCGACCGCCAGCCCAAGACCATCAGCGACCGGACCTGCGCCGCCTCGCTGCTGCCCGGCACCTTCGTGAGCGTGCTGGTCGGCACCGTCGCCCAGGCGACCGCCCCGACCGCCGTGCGCCTGGCGCTGCTCGGCGAGCGCGACTTCTACAGCACGGGCCAGCTCGACGCGAACGACCCGCTCAAGGTCGCCTACGCCTCGGGGGACACCGCCGTCGCCTACGTGCTCGAGCCGGGCCAGTCGTACCAGGTCGCGTGCGCTGCCGCGACGTACACCAACGGCCAAGAGCTCACCGTGGCGGCTTCCGGGCGCGCCGCGGCCGCTGCGAGCACGAACGTCGTCGTCGCCTACTACGACGGCCCGAACAGCGTCGCGCGCTCGGCGGGCGACCTGATCGACGTCGTGATCGCTCCGTTCTACACCAAGGCTTAAGGAGGCCGACACCATGCTGCGATTCACCCCCGAGCAGGACGCCGCCTACGCCGCGGCTCGCCATGCGTACAACGAGCGCGAGCGCGCATTCGCCGCGAACGCCGCGACCACCATGATGATCGGCAACGCCGCGCCGGTGCCGCTGGACGCCTGGCGCCGCATCGACTCGCGCGGCACGCTGATCCAGCGCGACGTGCTGACGGTGTTCAACCGCCTGGCCGCGGCGAACCAGACGCCGGTCGGCATCGGCGATCTGGTCAGCTACTTCCCGAAGATCAGCGACTCGGGCGAGGTGCACGTCTCGCTCGATGGCCGCAGCGAGGCCCGCCAGGACCAGGCGCTGGTCAAGTACGAGGGCACCCCGGTGCCCGTGATCGACAGCTACGCCCGCTTCGGCTGGCGCCAGATGGAGGTCATCCGCAAGGGTGGCGGCGTGCTCGACATGGAGACGATCGCCAACCACCAGCGTCGCGTCGCCGAGAAGATGGAGGACATGGTGCTGAACGGCCTGTCCTCGGTCGTCGTGGGCGGCCAGACGATCTATGGCCTGCGCAACTTCCCGAATCGCAGCACCGGCACGCACGGCCTGACGCTGACGTCGGCCACCGGCGCGCAGTGGCTCACCGCGTTCACGCAGATGATCAACCTGCTGGTCGGCGACAACGCCTACGGCCGGATCACGGTGTTCCTGAACTACGGCGACTGGACGGCCGCGAGCCTGAACGAGTACGCCGCGGGCTACCCGAAGACGATCCTGCAGCGCCTGCGCGAGGTCGAGCAGATCGCCGACATCGTGCCGGCCTCGAAGATCCCGACCGGCAACATCATCGGCATCGCCGGCCTGGAGACGGGCGAGTGGGGCTCGATCCTGTCGGCCATGCCGATGGTCACGCGCCCGAAGGCCCGCCAGAACCCCGAGGACGACTACGTGTTCGGCGTGATGGCCGTCGCTGCACCGCAGTTCCGCAGCGACTTCGGCGACCGCTCGATGATCGCCCACACCACGACCGCCTGACGCCATGAAGGTGACGATCACCCACCTGAAGGCGCCCTGGCCCGAAGGGGCCAAGGTCGGCGACGTGGTGTCGATCGGCGACGCCATCCCCGGCTGGGCGCTCGGCAAGTGCGTCCCGGCACCCGAGGACGCGAAGCCGACGGCGGGCGACCACAAGCCCGCCAAGGCCGAGAAGCCCGCCAAGGCCGAGAAGGACGCGGCGAAGTGATCTCGTCCACGCAGGCCCAGCAGTACCTCGACCAGATGG